GAGTTCCTCCCAGACGAGTAAATTCATCATACTCATAAACAGGGTCATAAGGAGCTGGCATTGTTGATGAAATGCAATCTTTTGCGGCTAAAATAGAGTAAATACCATATGTAGAATATGACTTCATAAGATAAACTGCTGTTCCAATGAATTCATTTGTTGATGTGTAACTTACTTCATCCGAATCTATCGTTGATGTTATTACTGTTGCTGTGTCCCAGTTAGAACCTCGTCTAATTTCAAAACTTCCAATTGTAACATCAAACTTACTAATAGGAACAGTCCATGCAAATTGAACACCAGCTAAATCTTGGGTAACAGTAAAATTTCTCGGTTCATTAGGCTCTGTATATAAACCAGTTACATCGCCATAATCTGGCGCTATTCCCCCACTTGCATAACCATCATAAATAGAACTGTCATATGCCCTGCAAGATAATTTCAAATTATCATCTTTCGTTGCTTCTATCGAAAGCACTCTAAATTTCTTTAGCGTCCATCTAGGAACGTCATGAGTAACATAAGCAACATCACCAACCTCTATGGCTAATGAGTCAGAACTTACACTAAAGGTGCAATAGGTGCTACAGGCTTGAGCAAAATGCAAAAAAATCTTAGCTTGTCTTGCCGCCTGTGAATATCTTGTTATGCCCAACAATGAAACTTCTTGTGTTACAATATCTTCACCAAGCTGTAAAGCTCTCCTATTCTCCTGGTCTACTGGGTCATCTGCTTGTGCAAAAATTTTAATATAATTATATACTGGGTCTATGTATTGAACCTTAACTCTATTAGGAAGAGAGTCTTTGCTAATCTTTAAATAAGTAAAACTGCCTTTAACAATGTTAGACATATTGAAGGCTTGAGAAACAGATTCACTTTTTTCTATTTTAAGTTTGATTTTACTACCTGAGAAAACAAGAAAACCATTAAATGTTGCCAAGATACTGTTAATAGCATCTAATATGGGTCTTTTTCCGTCAACAACATAATCAAGATAAGCTCGCACCTCTGTTGAAGCTCCAGTAATGTCTTCCAATGTTTCGTTGCAATATTCGTAAGCACTCCCCCAACTTGCGGCATCAATAGACGCCTCAGATAAGCCGCCACCATATCTTGAATTTGTGAGTAAATCTCTAAGGCAAGCAACTGGATTTCTGCTAAACGTTTTAGTAACGGTCCATGAAGAACCATTCCAAGTGCTAACTTTTACTCCTTGAGCCTCACAGGTTATTGTTGGATTGCCACCTTTTAATTGGTCTGATGCTTTCAGTGTTATTGCTATATAAGCTAGATAGCGAAGTCCGTATACGGCAGATGAAAAACGTGAATCTACACTTTGTGATGATGTCCCTAAATACGCAGTGTATGAACAACCAGATAGTGTATTTAAAACTTTATCATTCGCTTTAACGTCTGTAATTTGCTGAATCTCTCCTTCTGATATTGCGACACAACGATAAATAATCTCACCTGGGTCGGATTGATATACAATATTGCCAGCCACCTTTAACGCACCATACAGAACAGGAACAGTAGCTTCATTTGTAGCTGTATTTGATAAAGCACCAAATCCATATCTGGCACTATTACTTTCAGCGCCACCACCACCTTGATAACCAAATGTTGGTTCTGACGCTTCTGGTGCATCTGCAATGCCACCAATAGCTCCGCCAAATGAGTAGCCTATCATTGCTCCTGAAATAGCACCAGGAATACCACCAACAACGAATCCAATGATAGCACCAACTACTGCACCAACAATTTGACCTACGCTTCCTGCTATCTGTCCAGCATCAAGTGCTTTAAATATCTCTTGTTTATATTCATCTTGTATTTTTCTATCTAATGGCATAATTATTTTTTCTATTTTTCACAATCAATTCTTACGGCACAAAAGAATCTTCGATTCCAATGACGTGCGTTTAAGTCATCTACTCTGCTTGTTTGTTTTATTAATTGATGAAGAAAATGACCATAATTGTCAATCATAACGCCCATATGACGAACTGAATTTTTCGTCTTGAAAAAAACAATGTCGAACTCTTTTAATTGTGATACATCATTAATAACCTCACCACGTTCTACAGCTTGACGTATTAATCGCTCTGGATTTTTAATATACCATTCTTCTGTGACGGGCTCACCATCTTCTTCAATGTGATAATCTTTTTCACGCCTAAAAACTTCTTCAATAAGACGTAAACAATCTGTTCCTTTTTCTAAGATATGACTACCAAATTCATACGACAAACCAATGTACTTGTCAGACCACATAAGAAATCATCTCCTTATCTTCTAGTCATGAGCTGGGGGATATTTAAAAAACCACCATAATTCACTTTATTAGCATATTTATCATTACAAATTGTTGGAGTTTTATCGCAACCTTGTTGCACTGTAACTATGTCGCCTACAGGGTCAGACTCAAGATTATATGATAGTCCAAGCTTTACACCACTAACACCGCTATCAGCAAAACTACCTGCTGAAGACAATATTAAGCGTGCTTCTTTATTATTGTTACCTGCCGTAACTTTCACAGAACCAAATTTATAATAATCAGTAGCAAGAGATTCGTGTGCATCTCCAGACACCATAAGAACTGATGCTGTAGAACCAACAACAAGTAAAGCATTTGTAATCTGGGTTGCTGTTTTGTCAACCGTACACTCAGTTGAACCAAATTCCCAGTTGCAATGCAATTGATACATTCTTCTAGGAACTCTTTTTGATAGCGTTCCCAACCTAGATTTTATAGTGAGCTCCATTGCTCCTTCAGTAATAGTAGGAGAATCCATTAGTCCATCAAAGATTGCAATATAATCATCAGAGCTAGTAAGATAATTTTCATAGACACGCAGTATCACCATTCTACGTCCACGAAACTCATAGTCTGCTATATAATCAGTCATAGCTCTATTGATATTATCCAATCTAACAACAACTGAATCTATCTTATTATCAATATTTGTTTTAACTTGTCCTCTAGATAACGCAACGGCAGTATACGTTTGAGGATTGCCGTCTAAATCAAAAAATTCTATATTTGCATCGTGGTCTGTAAAATATAGAGTGTAATCATCCAAACACACAACATATAATTCTATTGGGCGATGTTCTGATGTTGTTAATTCTTCGGTTAAGTTTGCTGTTATATCTCTAGACATTTCAAACGACCTCAATTAGTGACAATTTTATTTGGTAAATTTCATCAGCAATTTCTTCTGTTTCTAATGTATCATCTACAAATCTAACAGTATAAGTTACATTATCATTTGGATTAATCCAATCAAACGTCTCATATCTACCTAATCTGGCGGTAAAGAATGCGATTATGGAATCATAAATAGCCTTTGTAACTCTATCATAATTAAGAGTGAACGTTCTACGTGGACTTCTGTATGAATTTCTTATTTCAAAGCCATTTTCCATTGTAATGATTTGGGTAGAATAACCAATATCTTCTTCGTAAATGTAACTTGGATTTATAGAGTATGACTTTGCCATTAAGACGTTACCTCAATAATATTATATGTAACATTGAAAAGATTGTTCCCAATTTCTTTTCGCTTTAAAACGTCATCAGCAAACCTTGCTACATAGATAACGTTTGTTTCTGGGTGTATAAAATAAAATCTCCCTAGCCTTCCTTTTCTTGCTGTGAAAAAATCCCACAAATACTTACAATCACCATCATGGATAGCGGAATAATTTAGTATCCAACTACGTATTAGAGTCGTGTGTCTAGAGCGGCTTAATTCTTTCCCTGGAATATTAGTAATGAGTGTATCGTAATATTTACCTTCTTTGAGTGGATAGTCTGGAACCGGTATAGGTGGATTGACAGCAAGAGCTAATGGCAGAAATACTTGCACTCGGTCATTAGCGGTATCTACCACATACGCTTCACGGTTATGAATAGCTATTTCTCTGGGACCATCAAACTCGCCATCGCCCGAACCAGAGCTACCCCATTGATACTGATACGCACCAGCAGTATTAAAAACGCTAACTCGGTCATTATGGATATCCGTCACATACACTCCATTATCATAAATAGTTATTCCGTAAGGGCTATTAAATTGCTCATCGCCCGGACCAGAGCTACCCCACTTGCGCTGAAAGACTCCATTTGTATTAAATACTTGGATTCTATGATTGCCTGAATCAACAACATAAATCTCCTCGCCATAAACATAAATGCCTATTGGATAATCAAATTGTCCATCGCCGGAGCCGGAGCTTCCCCATTCACGTTGAAACACGCCTGCAAGATTGTACACACTAACCTTGTGAAGAGAATAAATAGTAACATATATTTCATCATTATAAACAAAAATACCCAGCGAGCCGGAGCCAATATTAATCATGCCATAGTACGCACCATCAGTTCCGTAGACATAAACAATCCAAGAGGTACCGTGAGCAATATAAACCTTATTATTATATGCATATATAGCACGAGTGTAACTGTTTACTTCCCATTTTCTTCTATATGTTCCATTAACATCAAATACTTGTAATCTATAAGTAGGACCATCTAAAACATAAACCTCATCGTTATAAACACAAATGCCAGTAGCATAATTAAATTGTCCATCTCCAGAACCAGCAGTTCCCCACTTACGTCTAAATGTAGCCATTATCTTAAATACCTCTTCATAGTCTTACGCGTTGAGCCAGCCATAACGACATCATTATT